CACCTCACTATACCACTCAGGGCTTCTACCTTCACAATGCCCACTCTGAATACGCTCATCCGTACACTCGTATAAAATCACGCACTTATTCTTAGCGTACCTGTCCAGTATCTCCTTAACCACATCTTGCGGGTTATGCTGTAACACACAATTAGTGAAAAGCGTGTAGTAACCATACTGAGTCTTAGATGTGGTGTAATCATGCTTTGGGTTCTTCCTCTTAGCTATCTCAATCGCTTTCTCCATGTGGTCGTACCCAATATATAGGTCAGGGTGAAACAGCTCCGAGTAAGCCCCTGTACCACAGCCAAAGTCCAAGACAGTTCCCATTTGATTCGTAGGAAATCCTGCCTTCAAGAACTCCTTGCGGATCTTGTGCGTTTCGGGTTGGTACTTATTGTTTAACCAAACAGTATTGTCACCTGCCTCGTTGTAACGCTTAGTCCAGTATTCTTTTGGGTCTATGATTATCATCCGAATTTGTATCTACCGTAATTTGCCCTCTTTAATGCTCCTAATGCCCAATAACGAATAGCATCAATCCCGTGATTCCATCCGTCAATAGGATCTTGGGTTGCTTTGCCATTTCTGTCCTCTTTCCACTTGTACATTCTAAACTCTGAGACTAAGTTGGAAGAGCTTTCGTGAATATACAGCTTTTTACGTTTAAGTAGGTCTATCCCACCTCGGATAGAGTCTCTACCCTTACCCACGCCAATGATGTTAAACCCTCTGCCTTTGATGTGATCCACAAGCCTTGGGTCTGCTTGGTCGGCATAGATAATGTGATGTCTGTCAACCTCATTCTCCATTAACATCTCACAGATCGAGTCTCCCGACATCTTGTTGCGGTAAAACACCTCCTTGAAGTACAGGTCATCACCACGACTGTAAACCTTGATGAGCGCAGTAGGGTCAACGGAATAACCGAAGTCCATACCATACCCTACAAAGTCCGCATCGGGTGGAATGTAGTCTGTAGTGCTGTGAGACGGGAATACAAGGTTACCTACCTCTGCCCTCTCTCCGAGTCCGTATATCTTCCAATACGCCTCATCAGTCTCCATCAGCTTCTCAATAACTTTTACTTGCGCCTCCGGCAACCAAGGGTTATCAAGGTATGTTGTCTTATGGAAGGCACAGTCGGGATCGTCTATGATCAAGTCATATATCCAATGATACGCCTCGGACGGGTTGTAGTCCATAATGATGAACTCCTTAGTACGGAAGTCTAACTGACGATACGCATCTAAGCTGATCTCGTTCGCCTCATTGATAAAAAGCACATCCCTCTTGCCTCCACGAATCTTCTGTCCACTATCCACGGCAAGAAACTGAACGGTGTTGCCAAACAGCTTATACTCCCAATTAGTCTTGTTGTGATACTTCTCCTGGTACTTCCCCGTATTCTCCAATATCTCAAAGAAGTCACGCATAATGGTGTTACGTAACGTAGGAGACGTATTACGGGTTATGGTTATTAGTCTACCATTGAACTTATGGCAATACCAAAAGATTAGCCAAAGGAGAATATTGTATGACTTTCCCGATCTAGTTCCACCCTGCTGTACACAAAAACGCTTCTTACTCTGATACGCCTTTGTCAGTTGCGGGTATATCTTGTTTACCTCGACTTCTTGCATCTACAATCGTTACTTTTACCTCTTGGTCGGTGTTCTGCTCAACATGACGGGAAGGATCTTTGCCCCAGTTGTTCTTGATGTTGAACATAATGCCCTGTGCGTGTCCTTCCCCGTTAGCGAGTCCGTTCTCAAGAGTACTCAAGCAACTCTCACGAACAAATGTCGCAGCATCATACAAAGCCTTCGCTCTCTTGAAGTCGTAGGCGTTGTAGGATTTGTTGTCAGGAGTGTCCTCGTACTTCATTATCCATTCTTTGCTGCACCACCTATCAAAAGTAGTCCGAGCAACCTTGAGGTATTTGTTTACGAAGTAGCCCAAGTGAGGCACACGCTTCTTGTTGTAATCGACAGCCCCTCTAGGAGTAGGAAATTCAGCCCTAGCTGTTTCCATGTCAGATACATACTTCTCCCAATGGTTAAGCAGTCGCTTACCTGTCATTTTCCATTTGCCGTAGTTGCCGTTCTTTTTGGTCATATTAGTTCCCTTACTTGATGTAGTATCTCATCCATTCTGTCGGCATAGAACTCATCGAACGAACCCTCACTACCCCTAGACTCCCATAGTCGGAATATGGTTTGTCGTAGCTTGAGGGATTTAGTCTTGGCAGTTCTAGCTTTGAGCTTATCCAAGTCCTCAAGTTCAGTAGCGGTAAAAGGCTCTTTCTTGATAGCGAAATACACAAACTCCCCACCAAGTTCCCCAAGCTCTCGCTTAGTGGACGTAGATAGTTCGTTAGTCTCCACAGTAACCTGTGCGCTATGATCTTTAAGCCAACGTGTGAAATTAATGAATCCACCTGTTAATATCATCTTCTATATATATAAGTGTTTGGTAAGGAATCTGTCAACAGCAAGGTCGTGATTCTCGTAAGCATACTCTGTGTTTACTCCCGCATTCTTGCACCGCTCTTTAAGCGTATTCTTCCACAAGGCAAGGGTAGGCACATTCATAGCACCCGCAGCATGATAAAGCCCCGTATCGTTTGCAATAACAGCCCTAGCACCATGTATGTAAGATAAAGCTAACCGCATATCTCCTACCACAAACTTATCTGCCTCATACAAATATGGACACCGATCAAAGTCCTCTTGAGAACCCACAGCGATAGTCCTACATTTCTGCATAGCAATCATGTAAGGACTAGCACCGGGGTCTTTGGATTGAACATATCTTTCACTTGTGTTCCCCGCACCATTCACAATGACGATATATAAGCCCTCTTCTACGGGCGGTGGGGTATCTACATAGGTGTGGTAGTATTTGTTCCATATCCGACCTGTGAGGGTCTGAAATATGTATTCATAGTCAGGTCTGTCGTTCGCTTGATTGGTCATGTTACTACCAAACATCCTGGTTTTACCCGGACGGTAAATATGCTCTATGAACGGGCAATCAAGAAATGCCTCTTTAACGTAGTCTGTCCGAAACAAGACAGGAATCTTCATTCCCCTCTTCTCAGACAGATACCGCAGAGTTGGGGTGAGGTGTATAAAGTTGCCTAGAGCAAAGTCGGGGTGTTGTTCAACATATTCCAAGACTCTCATTAGTCCTCCCATTTCTTCCTGTTTTCCTCTTTCCAATACTCAAGCATTCTCTTGCAGCAGCGCAAAAAACACTTACCACAATTTGTGAAGTCAGGTGGGTTATCCCTAAAGGTTATTTGATAGAACTTACGGAGCGTTTGCACCTCTTCGTCTGTTCCTTGCCACCCTGCACCCTCTTCCACGAATAGTCGTACTCGTTTACGGGTTTCTAGTTTAACCGGAACATAGTTCGGGTCGTGTCTCTTTCTACGATTGTGTAGGATCTTTCTTACTGACATAATGATTCTAATGATTGTAGTCTGATTTTATTTACATCGTCCATCATGTGATGAGCGAGGATGTCCTCGTGTAACTGAAAGCGCAGATCGTCTTGGAACTGCTTACTCTCTTGTAGGGTCTTGAGTTTACGTGCGTAGTCTCCCTTTCTGACAAGTAAGGCGTTGTGCTTATGCTTGGCGAATGGAGTATACGGGTGTATCGCGGCAACGATAACGGGTTTCTTATACCATCCTGCCTCAATCATCTTCAAGTTCGACTTCATTACGTTAAACTTGTTCTTGAGTAGCGGAATCACACAAATACCCTTATCCCAATATAGTTCGTGGTAGCTACTAGCATCTCTAGCATCCTCCCACTCCGCATTAGGCATCATCTTGCGTATCTTCTTCCACTCGGGGTCAGCATCCACGTTCCCGCAAATAGTAATAGGCAAATCCTTAATCAACTGTAAATCTCTCCTATGTGTTACAGAGCCTTGATAAAACGCTTTATCTGTGTAGTAGTTTCGCTCACTAGGGAACATAGCCGGGTCTATCGCGTTAGGCACAATCACCCAATTAGGGTTATATTCGTTTACAGCCCTACCTAGTCTCTCGTGCGTAACCCAAATAACATCTGCGTGACGAAGTTGCCCCAACATCGAATTGGTGAGGTTTGTCTTCTGATACGTCTCGTAAGCGACATGGTGCTTCGGCAATAGCCAATAGTCATCTATGTCCATTACAATCTTGATTCCCGCTTTCTTGAGCATATGGAACACTTGGTCAGGCTGATGTAGATTTGAGATATTCCTATTGAACACCACTACGTCAAACGCTTCAAGCATCTTGACAGACTCATCATTAAGGTTGTCTAGGCTCGGAGTGTGTTGCACATTCACGAATTGAGACAAGTGCTGAAACGGATCGTGGATACGATGCCGTTGAACGCCACCATATCCTTGAAAGGTGACTAATACGTTAAGTTTCTTTTTACCCATTTATCATTAACTCTACGCCACCCCTTAGAGGGTAGCCATAATGTTTCCAATTCTTTAATGAACTCCCGAACAACTACACTAATACTCTGATAGCTTATTCGGTGTCCTGTTCGGTCTATAATATCCTTCTCTAAGCTACGGTAAGAACCCGTCTCTAGCCAACCCCAAAATATCGCCCTCTCATACCATCCAGGCTCTCCCGGCACTCGCTTATCTATAAACTCCATAACATCGGCAAGAAGAATTTGGTCATCTAGTCTGTCCGAGATGCACTCTAGGTCATCTATGGTGTCCTGCATAATAGCATCTTGATCCTCTAGCAACCTTACCCGTCTCTTTACGTTGAGTGGTGATGATAGGTTGTAAGCCATGTTCCTGCACATTCGGTATACATACCCCTCTAACCAAGGCTGAGACAGCCATTCTGAGCCGTTATTTAAGCACTTCTCTAGTATGGATAGGTGTACCTCCTGCGCGACATCTTCATCGGCAGATAGTATCTCGCAGCAGCGTTCAACCATCCCACTATTCGCAAACTCTTCTATTGTCATTTCTTTGTCATTATCACAAATATAGTGCAATTTTGTTATTCTTTGATTATCTTTGAACCTATGGTTAGTAATTTACAAACGCTTTGCGATGAGTACGATAGAATTTGTCGCAGAATCACAATACTAGAGCGAGAGTTAGAAGAACTCAAGCAACAATCAAGAGATTTGCATCTACAAATGGAGAAAGAATTATAATGGATAAACATCAAGAACTATACACAGACATCGAGGCTCTAGAGGAGCTTAAAGACGATGTTAGCACCCGCGCAAGAGCGTTAGTGTGCGAACTCGCGCATACAGACGAGGATATTCCTATGGCTGTGCGTATCAGATGTCAGGCACTATACACAGACATAGAGGCGTGGCAATTTCAAGTAGAACAAACACTTATATCATGAAGGAGTCTAATGTATTGGGTTTTGATAGGTACGCCGTCACGGATACTGGCGATGTCATTTCTTACATAGGAGGGAGTCCCAAACGATTAAAGCCTAGAATCTATAGGGGATATCATCAAGTGGTGCTGTGGATTGATAACACACCTTACCCTCGATATGTGCACAGACTTGTGGCTCAGGCATTTATACCAAACCCAAGAAATAAGCCCCAAGTTAACCACATTAATGGGGTTAAGTCAGACAACAGGGCTGTAAATTTAGAATGGTGTACGGCGCGAGAGAATGTAATTCACCGCTTTGAGGTACTTGGACACAAGGGTAGTAGAAAGAAAGTGCCCGTCCTGATGCTTGACAAGGATAGTGGGGATATACTGAACATATTTGCCTGCGCAGAAGACGCGGGTACAGCTATAGGTAGAAGTAGGCAGAGTGTGTCTAGTTGCGGAAATGGGCACTACGCAACCTCGGCAGGATATATATTTAAGAAATTAAGATAATGCAAAGCGTAATCAGAGACAAATCACTAGAGCCGTATCATATACGGTTGGACGATTACAACTACACGGTATGCACCGAAACGGTTATTAAGTCCGGGAAAGACAAAGGGGAAGTTAGACCCGTATACCACACATACCATTCTAAGCTAAGTTCGGCAGTAATGCGCATCTGTAAGCTAAAATCTGTCCACCTGGACGGGGAAGTGGACTTGGCAGAGTACATTATGCGGTTCGAGAAAGCCAAGCAAGAAATCCTAGACCGAATTGGGATATGATCCTACCAAAAAAAGATAAGGACGGCATTCCGTATGTTAGCTACTCCCAACTTGCGTTATTTAAGCGCAGCCCGGAGGAGTATAAGGCACGTTATATTGACGGAGAACCGTTTGAGGGCAATATATGGACTGATTTCGGTCAAAAGGTAGGGGAAGCCCTAGAGACGGGTGATTTTGCTTATTTCAGCCTCTCAGAGCAGAATACGCTCAGTTCTGTGACCAGGTTAGATGATTTCGAGGTCGAGATTAGGTTGAAGTATGATGACTTCTATGTGAAGGGATACATCGACACAACTGACTATAACACGATAATCGACTACAAAACCGGAGGAAAGAACAAAGAATTGCAATATTCTGACGAAAATTATTGGCAATGTCAGATATATGCCCTAGCTTTGCAACAAGAGGGTATAGAAGTAACGGATTCGTGGGTAGAATTTATACGTAGAGTAGGCAATCCATACCGATATCAGCCTCTAAGGGTTGGGAATGAGGTCATAAAGATACCTCAGGATGTCTCTAAACCTACTTTAGAGCGTGTATATGAGCAGATCCCAAAAGTTGTGACAGATATATCCACTTACTATAAAAAACACCTATGACAGGACTATTCGCAACATACATGATACTCATAGCAATCGGCTTTATCGGTGGTTGGGTAATTAGAGGACAAAGAGAACAATACGAAGAGATATGAAACTAGAAGAAGCACAACCTATTGACGATATTCGCAGCTACAGCGTAGGAGACTCAGACTACTCCGAGCATAGCATACAACCTTGGGATATTTGGCTTGAGTACAAACTGAATCCTTGGGATGCAGATATTGTCAAGCGGGTATTGAGGAATAAGAAGTCTCAATCGCGCAAAGAGGACTACGAGAAAATCATACACGTATGTCAGGAGCGAATCCGACAAATAAACGAAGGACTATGAGTAACAGAAGAAACAACAAGGAAATAGCTCTATTGATTATTCTAGGGCTGACAATTTGGGCATTAATCTTAATGGCGTTATCATGAACAACGGAATTGCATACCTAGTATGCTACACCATATTCCTGTGGCTGCTAGTCGAGCTAGAGACTTGGATTGACTCCAAGACTATGAAGAAGGGAGATGAGGTCTCTCACCGGACAGGGGAAATATTCTACGCTGCGTGGGCTATTATCTTGTGGGGGTACTTATCCCTACTGATGGGTGTGAGACTTGAATTACTAGCCTCTACAGCCCTCTACGCAGTAAGTTTCCGTACCCTATTCTTTAACCTACGTCTCAACAAGAAGATGGGTTGGAAGACGTGGTATATGAGTAAGAAGTGGTATATCCCGCTCAAGCCTTGGCATCGGGTTGGTCTGTATATGATAGCTACATTGTGGCTTGTTTCCGACCTGTATGACGTATTTGGGAGCGGAGTAGAGTGGTTTCTAGCCTCTTTGATAGGGATAGG